ATGTGGCGGGCGCTGGCCTCGAACATGCTGACCTTCCTGGCGGTGGCCCTGTTCCTGTTGGGCGGGCTGATCCTGTGGGGGCAGAACACCTATACGGCGCAAGGCCCGCTGGAAGAGGCGATCTGCTTGCGGGTGGAGCGCGGGGCGACCATGGCGCGGGTGAGCCGTGACCTGGAGGCGCAGGGCGCGGTGTCGAGCGGCACCATCTTTCGGCTCGGCGCGGATTACCAGGAGAAGGCCGACGATCTGAAGGCGGGCAGTTTCCTGGTGCGCGAGGGCGCCTCGATGGAAGAGATCGTGGACCAGATCACCCGGGGTGGCGCCAGCACATGCGGCACCGAGATCGTCTATCGCATCGGCGTGACCCGGACGCTGGCCGAGGTGCGCGAGCTGGACCCGGCGGAGGGTCGCTTCGTCGAGCGGGCCGAGTTCGATTACGCCGAGGAAGAGGCGCCCGAGGTCTACACCGAGAAGCGCGGTCAGGCCGACACGCGCTATCGCATCGCCATGGCCGAGGGCGTGACCTCGTGGCAAGTGGTGGAGGCGCTGAAGGCGATGGACGTGCTGGAGGGGGACGTGGAGGAGGTGCCCGACGAGGGGACGCTGGCGCCCGACAGCTATGAAGTGGAGCCTGGCATGGAGCGCGCGGCGCTGCTGGACGAGATGGCTGAGCGCCAGGCTCTGCGGCTGAACGCCGCCTGGGAGGGGCGCGCCGAAGGGCTGCCCATCGAGACGCCGGAAGAGTTGCTGATCCTGGCCTCGATCATCGAGAAGGAGACCGGCGTGGCCGAGGAGCGGCGCCAGGTGGCCAGCGTCTTCGTCAACCGGCTGGAGCGGGGGATGCGGTTGCAGACCGATCCCACGGTGATCTATGGCGTGACCGAAGGGCGCGGCGTGTTGGGGCGCGGGCTGCGCCAGAGCGAGCTGCGCCGGGTGACGCCCTGGAACACCTATGTCATCACAGGGCTGCCGCCGACGCCGATCGCCAACCCGGGGCTGGCCAGCCTGGAGGCCGCGGCGGACCCCGACCAGACGCCCTACATCTTCTTCGTGGCCGATGGCACCGGCGGGCATGCCTTTGCCGAGACGCTGGACGAACACAACGCCAACGTGCGCCGCTGGCGCGAGATCGAGGCGGAGCGGAACGCGGAAGGTAACTGAGGTTAACCGGGCGTTACTTGAAGTTATGCTTTAGCTTCGTCGCGTAGTGCGCTGATACAGAATGATAATCGAAAAAGCCTCGGGCCGGCCGCCCGGGGCTTTTTCTTGTCCTGTTGCGCGAAATCCTTGCGGCGTCGGGCGGCGGGGCGTTGCGGCGGGCGGATCGGAAACCTTGATTTTTGCCGCGTTTTCCCGTATAAGTTGTGGCCTGCTAGAAGGCGATCGGGGGCGGTGGCACAACAGGGACCGCGCCGCCCAGGATCCCTCTCGTGCGGAGATCACAACGCATGAGGCAAGGGCACATGATCTTGATTACCCCGGAGGACCGGGTCGCGGAGGCGACGGAACTGTTCGAGTCGCTGAAGCGGTCCGTGAACGATCTGCGGCAAATGGCGGAAGACCTGAAGGCGCAGATCGATGCCGGGGAGGAAGCAGACCTGACGCGCGGCAAACGCCAGGTGAGCGATTGCGCGGCGCTGATCCGCAACTGTCAAACGGTGGAGGCACAGCTTGTCAAACTCCGAAGCGAAGACACCGGGATCGTCCAGGGCGGATACGCCCTCGATCTCGACCGGGCTCGATTTGAAATCGGGTGCCGCCTGGCTCGCCTCCGCGCCTGCTGCGGTGCGGGAGAGGTTCCTGGGTGAAATCGGGGAGGGAGGGCTCATGGCCCTCCCTTACCTGTTCGAGTTCTGGGCGCTGCCGCATCAGCTGCCGCCCGGGGGCGATTGGCGGACCTGGGTGATCCTGGGCGGGCGCGGCGCGGGCAAGACCCGCGCGGGTGCCGAATGGGTGCGCGCGCAGGTCGAGGGCGCGCGGCCCCTCGATCCGGGGCGGGCGCGGCGCGTGGCGCTGGTGGGCGAGACCTTCGACCAGGTGCGCGACGTGATGGTGCTGGGCGACAGCGGCATCCTCGCCAATTCGCCGCCCGACCGGCGGCCGCGCTGGAAGGCGGGCGAGCGCAAGCTGGTGTGGCCCAACGGGGCCGAGGCGCAGGCCTTTTCGGCGCATGACCCGGAGATGCTGCGCGGGCCGCAGTTCGACGCCGCCTGGGCCGACGAGCTGGCCAAGTGGAAGCGCGGGCGCGAAGCCTGGGACATGCTGCAATTCGCGCTGCGGCTGGGGGAGCGCCCGCGCGCCTGCGTGACCACGACGCCGCGCAGCGTGCCGGTGCTGCGCGAGTTGCTGGAGGCGCCCTCGACCGTGACCACGCACGCGCCGACCGAGGCCAACCGGGCGCATCTGGCGGCCTCCTTCCTGGAGGAGGTGCGGCGGCGCTATGCCGGCACGCGGCTGGGGCGGCAGGAGTTGGACGGGGTGCTGTTGAACGATGCCGAGGGCGCGCTGTGGACGACCGAGATGCTGGAGGGGCTGCGGGTCGCCGAGGCGCCGGAGCTGGATCGCGTGGTCGTGGGGCTGGACCCGTCGGTGGGCGGGCGGGGCGATGCCTGCGGGATCGTGGTCGCGGGGGCACGGATGCAGGGCCCGCCGACCGAGTGGCGGGCCTTTGTGCTGGCCGACCGCACGGTGCAGGGGCTGGGCCCGGACGGCTGGGCGCGGGCGGCGGTGGCGGCGATGGAGCGCTTCGGCGCGCATCGGCTGGTGGCCGAGGTCAACCAGGGCGGCAAGCTGGTGGAGGAGGTGCTGCGCGGGGTGGCGCCGGAGCTGCCCTATCGCCCGGTCCATGCCGCGCGCGGCAAGGCGGCGCGGGCTGAGCCGGTGGCGGCGCTCTACGAGCAGGGGCGGGTGCGGCACTTGGCGGGTCTGGCCGCGCTGGAGGAGCAGCTGTGCCTGATGACGCCCTGGGGGTTCGAGGGCCAGGGCTCGCCCGACCGGGTGGATGCGCTGGTCTGGGCGCTGCACGAGTTGATGGTGCGGCCCGCGGCGGAGTGGCGGCGGCCGCGGTTGCGGGTGGTGTGAGGTTGGAGATGCGCGTTCGCGCGGTGTTTGGTCTGGCCCGTGGCGGGTGTGACGCTTTGGGTCGCGGTCGCTGCTGGTTTTGAGATGAGCGAGACCGGTGCGTCGACCCGAGGGGTGGCGTGACGCGCCCGCGTTTTGCCGAAGGCAAACCTTCGGTTTGACGGGGGCGGGCGTGGCGCTCGTTCATTGTTTCCCTCGCCTGCTTGAACGTCGGCCCATGGCACCTGGCGGGAACGCCGGGGGGGCTCTGCCCCCCGCGCTTCGCGCTCCCCCCGGAGGTATTTTTGAAAGAGAAGGAGCCCTGGGGGTGTTGCGCGAAGGGGGCGAGGGGCGCGCGGCGGGGTTCGGAATTGTCAGGGATTTTGCCGGATAACGGTTTGCGAGCGAGGCCGGGATGCGGCCTGCGGGCCGGGGCGGACATGAGGAGATGAGCATGGTTTTCGATTTCTTGCGCCGGGGCGGGCGGGATGCCGCCCCCGAGACCAAGGCCAGCGCCGCGGGCCGCGTGGTGGCCTGGCATGGCGGTGCGCAGGCGGCCTGGAGCGCGCGCGACACCGTCTCGCTGACGCGCGCGGGGTTTGCCGGCAACCCGGTCGGCTTCCGGTCGGTCAAGATGATCGCGGAAGCCGCGGCGGCGGTGCCGCTGGTGTTGCAGGACCGGGCGCGGCGCTTTGATGAGCATCCGCTGCTGGACCTTTTGCGCCGGCCCAACGGGGCGCAGGGGCAGGCCGATCTGCTGGAGGCGCTGTTCGGCCAGCTGCTTCTGTCCGGGGACGGCTGGGTCGAGGCGGTGCAGGGCGAGGGGCAGATGCCGCTGGAGCTGCATGTGCTGCGCTCGGACCGGATGGCGGTGGTGCCGGGGCCGGATGGCTGGCCGGTGGCCTATGACTATGCCGTGGGCGGGCGCAAGCATCGGTTCGACGTGAGCGGGCCGGTGCCGCCGGTCTGCCATATCCGCAGCTTCCATCCGCAGGACGACCATTACGGGTTCTCGCCCATGCAGGCCGCGGCGATGGCGGTGGACGTGCATAACAGTGCCTCGCGCTGGTCCAAGGCGCTTCTGGACAACGCGGCGCGGCCCTCGGGCGCGCTGGTCTGGCGCGGGGGCGACGGGCAGGGGGCGATGGCGGACGAGCAGTTCCGGCGGCTCTCGGACGAGATCGAGGCCAATTACCAGGGCGCGCGCAATGCCGGGCGGCCGATGGTGCTGGAAGGGGGGCTCGACTGGAAGCCGATGGGGTTCTCGCCCTCGGACATGGAGTTCCACAAGACCAAGGAGGCGGCGGCGCGCGAGATCGCCCTGGCCTTCGGGGTGCCGCCGATGCTGCTGGGGATTCCCGGTGACGCGACCTATGCCAATTACCAGGAGGCGCACCGGGCGTTCTATCGCCTGACCGTGCTGCCCTTGGCGGGGCGAGTGGCGGCGGCGCTGTCGGAGTGGTTGTCGCGGTTTACCGGCGAGGCGCTGGAGCTGAGGCCCGATCTCGACCAGGTGCCGGCGCTGACCGCCGAGCGCGACGCGCAATGGGCGCGGGTGAGCGCCGCCGATTTCCTGAGCGATGCCGAGAAGCGCGCGGCGCTTGGCCTGCCCGAGGGGCCGGGGGATGCGTGAGGAGCGGGCGCGCGACCTGCCGCCCTTCGACTGTGCGCCGGGGCTGCGGCTGGCGGCGCATGAGCGGCTGGCGGCGGTGCATCACGAGAACCTGACCCGCCGGCTGGACCGGCTGGAGGAGGTGATGGAGCGGCTGGAGCGGCGGCTGTGGCTGGCGGTTTACGGCGTGGCGGCGGTGGTGCTGGGCCAGGCGTTCCAGAGCCTGGCGGTGGCGGCGCAATGAGGAGAGGCGGAATGGATACGGGACTGGAACACAAGTTCGCGCGGTTCGGCGAGGGGCTGAGCGTGAGCGAGGGCGCGGTGATCGAGGGCTATGCGAGCCTGTTCGGCCAGGCCGACCAGGGCGGCGACGTGGTGGCGCAAGGGGCCTATGGCGCCTCGCTGGCCGCGCTGGCCGCGAAGGGGGGGCGGGTCAAGATGCTGTGGCAGCACGACCCGGCCCAGCCGATCGGCGTCTGGGACGAGGTGCGCGAGGACGAGCGCGGGCTCTGGGTCAAGGGGCGCCTGCTGGAGAGCACGCAGAAGGGGCGCGAGGCGGCGGCGTTGATCGCGGCCGGTGCGATCGACGGGCTGTCGATCGGATACCGCACGACGCGCGCCGCGAAGAACGAGCAGGGCCAGCGCGTCCTGAGCGAACTGGAGCTTTGGGAGGTGTCGCTTGTCACCTTTCCGATGCTGCCCAGTGCGCGGGTGGCGGCCAAGGGGGAGCGCCCCGAGGTCGAGACCGCCCTGCGCGAGATGGCGGCGGCCCTGAAGGGCGCGCGGCTGGACCTGGCGCGCCGGTAGCGCCGGAGACCTCACCCGAAGGAGGGTTGTTGATGAGCAAGACCGAGACATCGGCCTTGGCCGGAGAGGCGGTGCCCCTTGCGCGGGACGTGAAAGCGGCGGTGGCCGGTTTCGTGACCGAATTCAAGGGGTTCCGCGACGACATTGAAACCAGACTGCAACAGACGGAAGAGCGTATGACCATGCTGGATCGCAAATCACACCAGGCGGCGCGGCCGCGCCTCGCGGCGGCGGCTTCGGAAGAGGCCCCCCATCTCAAGGCGTTCAACGCCTATCTGCGCTCGGGCGACGAGGGGGCGCTGCGCGGGCTGGATTTCGAGGGCAAGTCGATGTCCACCGCCGTCAATGGCGATGGCGGCTACCTGGTCGATCCGCAGACCTCGGAGCGGGTGCAGTCGGTGCTGAACGCCACCGCCTCGATCCGCGCCGTGGCCTCGGTGGTCAGCGTCGAGGCGACCTCGTTCGACGTGCTGATCGACCACACGGATGTCGGCGCCGGCTGGGCCACCGAGACCGGGGCCGTGGCCGAGTCTGATACGCCGCAGATCGACCGGATCACCATCCCGCTGCACGAGCTGTCGGCCCTGCCCAAGGCGTCGCAGCGCCTGCTGGACGACAGCGCGTTCGATATCGAGGGCTGGCTGGCCGGCCGGATCGCCGACAAGTTCGCCCGCGCCGAGGCCGCGGCCTTCGTCAATGGCGACGGGGTGGACAAGCCCAAGGGCATCCTGGCGCATCCGGCGGTGGCGAACGGGTCCTGGAGCTGGGGCAATATCGGCTATGTGCCCACCGGCATGGCTGGCGACGTGGGCCAGGGCGAGGCGCTGATCGACCTTGTCTATGCGCTGGGCGCGCCGTATCGCGCGGGGGCGAGCTTCGTGATGAACTCGAAGACCGTGCGCCAGCTGCGCAAGCTCAAGGACGGGGACGGGCGGTTCCTGTGGACCGACGGCATGGCGGCGGGCGAGCCCGCGCGGCTTCTGGGCTATCCGGTGGTGATCGCCGAGGACATGCCCGACCCGGCCACGGACAGCTTCTCGGTCGCCTTCGGCGATTTCGGCGCGGGCTATACCATCGCCGAGCGGCCCGACCTGCGCGTGCTGCGCGACCCGTTCAGCGCCAAGCCGCATGTGCTGTTCTATGCCACCAAGCGCGTGGGCGGCGACGTGAGCGATTTCGCCGCGATCAAGCTTCTGAAATTCGGCACCGCCTGAGGCGGGACCGGATCCGGGGCCGGGTGACCGGCCCCGGGGCGCGGGCGCGCGCCGGGAGATCTCCCGCCCTCGCGCCGTCTAGCAGCTCCCTCCGTCCGAGCGGCATGGGGGATGCGCGCCCGCGCCGGGCGGAGGATCGGGGATGTGCCCGGGATCGGGTGGGATTTGCGGAGTGAAAGAATGATGTTGATCGAAGAGACCGCCGTGCCCGAGACGGCCCTGCCGATTGAGCCCTTCAAGGCGCATCTGCGGCTGGGCACCGGGTTCGGGGAGGACACGCTTCAGGACGGGTTGCTGGCGGGGTTCCTGCGCGCCGCCTTGGCCGCGATCGAGGGGCGCACGGGCAAGGTGCTGCTGGCGCGGGATTTCACCTGGACGGTGTCGTCCTGGCGCGACAGGGGCGGCGTGGTGTTCCCGGCCGCCCCGGTGCGGGCGGTGAGCGCGGTGGTGCTGGTTGATGCCGAGGGGGGCGAGAGCTCCGTGGCGGACTGGCGGCTTGAGCGGGACGAGGCCGCGCCGCGGCTGTGCCCGGTGGGGGCGCTGCTGCCGATGGTACCGCGCGGCGGGTCGGTGCGGATCGGGTTCCGCGCCGGCATGGCCGAGGACTGGAGCGGCTTGCCGGCCGATCTGGCGCAGGCGGTGCTGATGCTGGCCGCGCATTACTATGAATACCGCGCCGAGACCGGGCTGAGCGAGGGCTGCATGCCCTTTGGCGTGGTCAGCCTGATCCAGCGCTACCGCGCGCTGCGGCTGAGCCCTGGAGCAGGCCGATGAGCGCGCCGCGTCTGAGTCGGCCGCTGGTTCTGGAAGCGCCGGTGCGCCAGCCGGATGGGGCCGGGGGCTGGACCGAGGATTGGACCCCATTGGGCACGGTCTGGGCGGAGATGGTGCCGCGTACCGGGGGGCTGCGCAGCGCGGGCGCTGCGGTGACGGGCCGGGTGCCGTGGAAAATCACCCTGCGCGCGGCGCCGGTGGGCAGCCCCCGGCGGCCCAGGCCGGGCCAGCGGCTGACCGACGGGGCGCGGGTCTTTGCGATCCACGCGGTGGCCGAGGCCGATCCGATGGGCCTCTACCTGGTTTGCGACGCCGAAGAGGAGGTGGCGGCATGAGCTATGCACTGGCCGAGAGCCTGCAGGCGGCGGTCTTCGCCCGCCTTTCGACAAGCCCGGCGCTGGGCGCGCTGGTCGGCGGCGCGATCTTCGACACGCCGCCGCCGGGGGAACTGCCCGAGACCTATGTCACGTTGGGGCCGGAAACCGTGCGCGACGCCAGCGACCGCGAGGGCGCGGGGGCGGTGCATCGCTTCACGGTTTCGGTGGTGAGCGAGGCGGCGGGGTTCGCCACGGCCAAGGCGGTGGCGGCGGCGGTGGGCGACGTGCTGCTGCACCAGGCGCCCGCGCCCAACCGGGGCCGGCTGGTGGGCCTGTGGTTCGAGCGCGCCACGGCGCGGCGGTCGGGCCGGGCGGGGCGGCTGCGCCGGATCGACCTGCGCTTTCGCGCGCGGGTCGAGGACAATTCTGCAACCTGAACTGGAGAGAGACCATGGGTGCCCAGAACGGCAAGGATCTTCTGATCAAGGTGGACATGACCGGCGGCGGTCTGTTCGAGACCATCGCGGGGCTGCGCGCCACGCGGGTGAGCTTCAACGCCGAGAGCGTCGATGTCACCAGCCTGGAGAGCCAGGGCGGCTGGCGTGAATTGCTGGGGGGTGCGGGGGTGAAATCCGCCGCGATCTCGGGCTCGGGCGTGTTCAAGGACGCGGGCACCGACGAGCGGGCGCGGCAGCTGTTCTTCGACGGCGAGACGCCGGCCTTCCAGGTCATCATTCCCGATTTCGGCATCGTCGAGGGGCCGTTTCAGGTCACCTCGATCGAGTATGCGGGCAGCCATGACGGCGAGGCGACTTACGAGCTGTCGATGGCCAGCGCGGGTGCGCTGAGCTTCACGGGGCTCTGAGCATGGCCAATCCGTGGACGGGGGAGGTGGCGCTGGTGATCGACGGGGAGCGGCGGGTGATGAAGCTGACCCTGGGCGCGCTGGCGGAACTGGAGGCCGAGTTAAAGAGCGACTCGCTGGTGGCGCTGGTCGAGCGGTTCGAGAGCGGCGGTTTTTCCGCGCGCGACGTGCTGGCGCTGCTGCTGGCGGGGCTGCGCGGGGGTGGTCACGGGATCGGCGCGGGCGAGCTGGCCCGCGCCGAGATCGAGGGCGGTCCGGTTGCGGCGGCGCGGGCGGCGGCGGAGCTTCTGGCGCGCGCCTTCATGGTGCCGGGCGAGCGATGAGCGGGCTGGACTGGCCGGCGCTCATGCGCGCGGGGATGCAGGGGCTGCGGCTGGAGCCCCGGGCGTTCTGGCGCCTGACCCCGGCCGAGCTGCGGCTGATGCTGGGCGAGGCGGGGCCGGCGCCGGCGCTGAACCGGGCCGGGCTGGAGGCGCTGTGCGCGGCCTGGCCGGACGAGAGAAAAGGAGAGCGCGATGGATGAGCGCGATGATTTCGACGAGTTGCAGGGCCAGGCCGAGGCGCTGGAGCAGTCGCTGGGCGATGCGGCGGGGATGGCCGCGGGGTTCGACGCCGAGCTGCGGCGGATGCGGGAGTCGCTGGCGGCGACGGGGCGCGACGTGGCGGTGCTGGAGCGCGGGTTCTCCAAGGGGCTGCGGCGCGCCTTCGACGGGGTGGTGTTCGACGGGATGCGCCTGTCGGATGCGCTGGAGACGGTGGCGCGGTCGATGATCCGCACGACCTACAGTTCCGCGATCCGGCCGGTGACGGATCATTTCGGCGGGATGCTGGCGCGGGGGGTGGACAGCATGGTGCAGGGCATTCTGCCCTTCGCCGATGGCGGCGCCTTCAGCCAGGGGCGGGTGATGCCCTTCGCGCGCGGCGGCGTGGTGACCGGGCCGGTCAGCTTCCCGATGCGCGGCGGCACCGGGCTGATGGGCGAGGCGGGCCCGGAGGCGATCATGCCGATCTCGCGCGGGCCCGACGGCAAGCTGGGCGTGCGCGCGGCGGGCGGTGCGGGGCCGGTGAACGTGGTGATGAACATCACGACGCCCGATGTCGAGGGGTTCCGCCGCAGCCAGGGCCAGATCGCCGCGCAGATGAGCCGGGCGCTGTCGCGCGGCAACCGCAACCGCTGAGGAGGGACGCGCGATGAGCTTTCACGAGGTGAGATTTCCCGCCAGCCTGAGCTTCGGCTCGGTCGGCGGGCCGGAGCGGCGCACCGACGTGGTGACGCTGGCCAACGGGTTCGAGGAGCGCAACACGCCCTGGGCGCATTCGCGCAGGCGCTACGACGCGGGGCTGGGGATGCGCTCGCTGGAGGATATCGAGGTGCTGATCGCCTTCTTCGAGGCGCGGCGCGGGCAGATGTTCGGATTTCGCTGGAAGGACTGGTCGGATTACCGCTCCTGCCGGGCGGGGGCCGAGGTGGCCTTTACCGACCAGCAGATCGGGATCGGCGATGGCGAGACGCGGGCGTTTCAACTGGTGAAAACCTATCGTTCGGGCGGGGTGTCCTACGCCCGGCCCATCGCCAAGCCGGTGGAGGGGTCGGTGCGCGTGGGCATCGCGCAGGACGATCTGCGCGAGGCGGTGGATTACGCGCTGGACCCGACCACGGGGGTGGTGACGTTCGAGCATGCGCCGGGCGAGGGGCAGGCGGTGATGGCCGGGTTCGAGTTCGACGTGCCGGTGCGCTTCGACACCGACCGAATCCAGACCAGCGTGGCCAGCTTCCAGGCGGGCGAGGTGCCCAACGTGCCGGTGGTGGAGGTGCGGGTATGAGCGGGCCGGATGGCGCGTTCCGCGCCCATGTGGCAAGCGGGCTGACCACGCTGGCGCGGTGTTGGGCGGTGACGAGGCGGGATGGGCGGGTGTTCGGGTTCACCGATCACGATTGCGCGCTGGACTTCGAGGGCATCCGGTTCGCGGCCGATACCGGGCTGAGCGCGCTGGCGGTGCAGCAGAGCACGGGGCTCTCGGTGGACAACAGCGAAGCGCTGGGGGCGCTGAGCGCGGCGGCGATTCGCGAGGACGAGATCGAGGCGGGGCGCTTCGACGGGGCGGAGATCCGCGCCTGGCTGGTCAACTGGGCGGACGTGTCGATGCGCTGGTTGCAGTTTCGCGGCACGATCGGCGAGATCAAGCGCGGCGACGGCGCCTTCCGGGCCGAGCTGCGCGGGCTGACCGAGGCGCTGAACCGGCCGCTGGGGCGGGTCTATCAGAAGCCCTGCACCGCCGTGCTGGGGGACCGGGCCTGCCGGTTCGACCTGGGCGAGCCGGGCTATGTGGCCGAGCGGGCGGTGGAGGCGGTCGAGGCGGGCCGCGTGTTTCGCTGGGCCGGGATGGCGGAGTTCGAGCCGGGCTGGTTCGCGCGCGGGCGGCTCGAGGTGCTGGACGGGGCCGCCGCCGGGCTTGACGCTTTGGTCAAGCTGGATCGGTTCGACGAGGACGCGCGGGTGATCGAGCTGTGGGAGCCTTTGCGGGCGGCGGTGGCGCCGGGCGACCGCGTGCGGATCGCGGCGGGCTGTGACAAGCGCATGGAGACCTGCCGGTTGAAGTTCAACAACCTTTTGAACTTCCAAGGATTTTCCGATATTCCGGGCGAGGACTGGATGACCGCCGTGCCGCGCCAGAGCGGGGCGAATACCGGCGGGAGCCGGCGATGAGCGCGGTGGTCGAGGCGGCGCGGGGCTGGCTGGGCACGCCTTACCGGCACCAGGCGTCCTGCCGGGGGGCGGGGGCCGGTTGCCTGGGGAATGTGCGCGGGGTCTGGCGCGAGCTG